TAACTTTTATAAGGATATATCATGGCATTTGCTAACTCAGCAATCACCGATATTATCGCTACCACCATTCAAAGTCGTAGCGGTGAATTGGCTGATAACTTAACGCAGAACAATGCGATTCTGCAACGCTTAAACTCTAAGGGCAATGTACGCCCATTTTCGGGTGGTAATGTGATTTTGGAAGAAATCATGTACAACGACCCCAACACCAACAACGCTAACTCGTATAGCGGTTACGAAGTTCTGAACATTGCTCCTGATAGCCCAATCTCGGCTGCTCAGTTCAAGATTGCTCAGTACGCTGCTGCCGTAACGATGAGCGGTTTGGAAATGCTCCAAAACTCAAGCAAAGAAGCAATCATCGACTTGTTAGATGGTCGTATGCAAGTTTCTGAAGCACGCTTGTTGAACCGCATTTCTGGCGACCTTTATGGTGACGGTACTGGTAACGGTGGTAAGAACATTGACGGTCTAGCTGCCGCAGTTTCTACTTCCCCAACCACAGGCACATACGGTGGTATTAACCGTGCAAACTGGTCTTTTTGGCAGAACCAAGTCACCACAGGCTTGACCTCTACCAACACCTTGGCAAAGATGACCGAAGCTGCTATCAAGCAAGTTCGTGGCACAGACAAGGCTGACCTTTACATTGCTGGTAACACCGCATATCAGTATTTCGTAGGCGCATTGCAAGCAATTCAGCGTATCACTACCGAAGAATCGGGTGCTGCTGGTTTCGCATCCCTCAAGTTCTACGGTGGCGGTACATCTGCTGATGTTGTACTTGGTGGTGGTATTGGTAACCAAGAGAACGCAAACTATATGTATCTCTTGAACACCAATTACATCTTCTTCCGCCCACACAAAGAGCGTAATTTCGTGCCGATTGGTGGTGAGCGTCAAGCTATCAACCAAGACGCAATCGTTAAACTCTACGGTTGGGCAGGTAACTTAACCACCAGCAACGCTCAGTTGCAGGGTATTTTGACCACCTAATTTGTAAAGGAAAATAATCATGGCTTACTCAACACTTCCTATTGCAGGAGTTGATTTAAATAGTACCGCTCCCATTAGTTTTGAATATGTAAATGGTGCAACAACCATTGATATTCCTAACTTTGGGCCACTTGGCTCACAAACTTTCGGCTCTGACGGTAAGCGTTATGTCTTTGCCCAAGCTGGTGCAGCTATTGGTGCATCTACCGCTACTTGCTCAATTAATGCTTCTACATTCGTAGCTTCCGCTTCAGGCGGCACTTATGTATCGCAAGCATCTATGGCAAGCGGTGATTTTGGTTGGTTTGCTGCTACTAGCGTCTAATCAAAAATTGTAGTAAAAACAAGGGGCTACTCGTAATGGGGTAGCTCCTTTTTCTTTTTTTAACCGCAGTATCCTAACCACTTGGGAGTTTTAAAATGGCAATAGAAAGCGATGTGCAAGACGCAGATTCTCGTTTGGCAGTTAAGTTTTATAAGCGAGCAGTCAAACTAGAGCATGAATCAAACGAAGCAGGCAGACCAATCTACAAGGACTTTGACTTTGTACGCATTATGGTCGCTGGGGATAATCTAACGGAAATTGATACCTACGCACAGGAAAGCCACAAACAGCGTTTCCCACGCCAATGGCTTCAATACATGGCAACCCAAGATTCTAGTAGTGAAATCATTGGAACGCCCGTAGAACAATGGCCTTTGATTAGCCAATCCCAAGCGCAAGAACTACGGGGTGTGAAGTTTATGACCGTAGAATCTATTGCTAACGCTTCCGACCTACAACTACAACGGATTGGGATGATTGCTGGTATGTCACCCCATGCGTTTAGGGATAAGGCACGGACTTTCTTAAATTTAGCCGAAGAAACCGCAGAAGCATCAAAACGAGCAGAAGAAATTAACCAATTAAAGCAAGAACTTGCCAAAAAAGACGAGGAAAATGCTAGAATTAAGGCTGAAACTGATGCGAAGCTTGCCTTAATGCAAGAGCAAATGGCGGCTATACTTGCGGCAGTTGGTGAAAAGAAACCCCGCAAAAAGAAGGCGGAAACCATAGAGGAAGCCTAAACTATGTCATCAACGATGCTCCAACTTATGCAACAGACTACTAGCGAGTTAAACCTTGCTATTCCATCCTATGTTGCGGGTAATACCAGTCAAGATGTTCAGCAAGTTTTAGCCCTGATGAACCGTGTGGGCTACGATTTGGTCAAAGAATACGACTGGCAAGCCCTAGAGTTGGAGTATCGGTTTTACACCGATGCCGTAACCTTTGTAGGTGATACGGTTAGCGACAACAGTTATAACATTATTGTTACTGGTAACGCCACCGCCCTTAACAGCAATTACTCAATTCAAGGCACAGGCATTAACCAAGATACCTATGTGCAAAGCGTAACCTTTAACGGCACGACTTCTACGATTGTGATGAGCCAATTAGCGAGTGGCACATATACAGGCGTGACTTTTACCTTTTCACAGACCAAATACGACTTACCGCCTGACTTTGAAACCATTACGGACAATACCCATTGGGATAAAACGAAACATTGGCAAATGTTAGGCCCTGAAGATGCCCAACAATGGCAATGGCTAAAGTCAGGTTATATTTCTACAGGCCCACGCATTAGATGGCGTATTTTGGGTAACCAATTTCAAATTTGGCCACCCTATAACACCAAAGAATACTTAGGCTTTGAATACCGCTCAAAGGGATGGGCTAGAAGTGCTACAGGCGCAGTTAAAAACAGCTTTACGGCTGATACTGACACAACCATCCTAGACGATACGGTAATGGTTTTAGGCACAAAGCTAAAGTATTTTCAAATTAAAGGGTTTGATACTACTGCGTTGCAACAAGACTATTTCCGTTATTTAAATGTAGCTAAAGCCAACGACAAAGGTAGTGCAACCCTTAGTTTTGCCCCATATCCAAGCAAAGTGCTTATTGGTTACGCCAATATTCCTGATACTGGTTACGGAACTTAAACATGGCAGTACCACAGCAAAGACGGGCAGTTACCGCTTCCTTGCCAGCCCCGATTGGTGGTTGGAACGCTAGAGATTCGTTGGCAGAAATGAACCCATTGGATGCGGTTCAAATGGTCAACTTCTTTCCTACGCCTACGGATGTAACTATGCGTAAGGGCTACACAAAGTCCTCGATTGGCATTACAGGCGCAGTCAACGCCCTAATGAATTACAGTAGCCCAACCGTGAATAAGCTATTTGCTAGTACAGATACCGTAATTTATGACGCAAGCACATCAACTGCGACTTCTGCCCTTACTGGCATCACAAGCGGTAAATGGATTCATGCGATTATTACGACTGCGGGTGGCACTTTTATGCCTGCTGTCAACGGAACTGACCCAATGGTCGTTTATGATGGTACACGGTGGCAAAAATCAGCTACAACCAACACCGCACAGACCATTTCTACTATTACTAGGGGTGGCACAGGCAATTTAACTGCCACTTTAACGACTGCATCGGCTCATAACCTTGTTACAGGCAACACAATTACCGTAGCTGGGGCAATACCAGCCGAATTTAACGGCACTTATCGTATTACAGTCACAGGCGCAACGACCTTAACCTATGTAATGGCTACCGCACCAAGCGGAGATGCCACAACAGTAGGCACTTACACCATTGATTACTACATTTTGGGGTTAAATTCCAACCTATTTGCTACAGTCAACCTATTTAAAGAGCGTTTGTACTTTGTAGAAAAGAATAGTTTGTCGTTTTGGTATTTACCCGTAGATAGTATTAACGGCACAGTCACCGAATTTCCGCTTGGGGGCATATTTAAAAAGGGCGGATACCTACAAGCGATGGGAACATGGACTATTGACGCTGGTTACGGTGTCGATGACCTAGCTGTATTTGCTACAAGCAACGGAGAAGTGGCTGTTTATAAGGGTTCTGACCCATCTGACCCTAATGATTGGTCATTGGTAGGTCTTTGGAACATCGGACAGACCTTTAGCCGTAAATGTATGTTTAAGTATGGCGGTGACATACTGATTTTGACCGAAGATGGCTTAGTACCGTTATCCGCAGGCTTACAATCGACCCGTTTAGACCCCCGTGTCAACATTACCGACAAGATTTTTTACGCAATTAGCCAAGCTGCTGATAATTACGCAAATAACTTTGGTTGGCAAATGACTTACTTTGCTAAAGTGAATATGTTGATTCTAAATGTGCCTGTAACAGGGGGTTCTGAGCAATATGTCATGCACAACATTACAAAATCTTGGGGTCGGTTTACCAATGTGAACGCAAATTGCTGGGAATTAAGCGGTGATGACATTTATTTTGGTGGAAACGGCTTTGTAGGTAAGTTTTACGATACTTTTGCCGATGCAGGCACAAACATCAAGGCTTTTGTGCAACAAGCCTACTCTTACTTTGATTCTAGGGGTCAACAAAAGCGATTTACCATGGTTCGCCCCATATTACAGACCGATAATGGCCTTCCTACGGTGCTTTGTGGGCTATCGGTGGACTTTGAAACCGTTGATTTGACTAGCCAAATCTCGTTTAACCCCGCTATTTTGCAGACTGGGGAATGGGATTTAGACACATGGGATAACGCTAACTGGGGTGGTGGATTAACCACGACTAAGATATGGCAAGGCGTTACAGGATTGGGCTATGCGGGTTCGGTCAGCATGAATGTGGTATCGCAAGGCATTGAGTTTCATTGGGCATCAACCGATTTTGTTATGGAGCGTGGCGGGGTATTGTGAGGACTGTTACTACTGAAAATCAACGCTATTTGGGGGAGTGGCTAGTCAGAATCCTTAACTTTCCCCTACCCGAAACCACCCAATGTATAGGGCAGTTAAAAGACGGTAATTTGGTGGCTGTCGCTGGTTATACCAATTTCATGCCAAAAGCGTGTGAAATTCATATAGGTAGCGTAGGCGAAAACTGGGTTAGTAAAGATTTTTTGTGGGCAGTCTTTGACTATCCCTTTAATAAACTTGGACTTAGCGTTATACTAGGGCAAATCTGTGCTGATAACACGGATGCCCTAAAGTTAAACCGACATTTGGGCTTTAAGGTTGTCGCTGAAATACCTGATGCCCACATGAGTGGTGATTTGGTGATTATGGCAATGCGTAAAGAGGAGTGTCGGTTTCTGAACATCCGATGCCCCTTAAACAGAGGAGAATAGTATGGGTGGTGGTGGATTTTTAGGATTAGGGCCTGCGCCTAGCGCACCTGCACCCCCTGATTATGCGGGGGCAGCACAACAGACGGCACAAGGTAATATTGAAGCGGCACGAGTCGCAACTGCGGCTAACCGTGTTAATCAGATTACGCCTTACGGAAACTTAACCTACGCTGTTACTGGTGCTGACCCATACGGCAATCCTACTTGGACTGCCACGCAGACTTTAAGCCCCGCCCAACAACAACTTCTTGATTATCAAAACCAAGCTAGTTTGGGATTGGGTCGTTTAGCTGGTCAAGGACTTGGTTATGTTGAGAATATGTTGGCAACCCCGTTTGATACAAGTGCTTTGCCAAGTACAGGGTTTAATCCTAGTCAGACTTACCAAGAAGCGTATATGCAACGCCTTGCCCCACAGTTACAGCAAGGTCGTGAGCAATTACAACAACGCCTTGCAAATCAAGGTATTGACATTGGTTCAGAAGCTTATGACCGTGCCATGATGCAACAAGCACAACGAGAGAATGACCTATTGGCTGCCGCCACAACGCAAGGTTTTGGTGTGGGTCAACAAGCCCGTCAGACCGCTTTGCAAGAACAAGCCTATTTGCGTAATGAGCCGCTTAATACCTTGTCTGCGGTTCGCACAGGCGCACAAGTGCAAGGCCCACAATTTGTTAATTCTGCCCAACAAGCTACGACTGCTGGCCCTGATTTATTAGGTGCTGCTGGTATGCAATACAACGCTGCAATGGGTGACTTTAACGCCAAACAAGCCGCACAAGCTAATCTAAATCAAGGTTTATTTGGTTTGGGTGGTGCTGCAATGATGATGTGTGACCCACGCACCAAAGAAAACATTAAAGCGGTTGGCGTATTAGAAAACGGCTTGACATTATATAGCTTTGAATATAAAGACGAATTTAAAGACCACGAATACGCTGGTCATGGCGTTCATGTTGGCGTGATGGCTGACGAAGTGGAACAAGTTTACCCATTTGCAGTACGAACCCTAGATGACGGCTATAAGGTCGTAGATTACGGACTAATACCATGAACGCTTACAACCCATACATTATGCAAATGCCACAAACCCAAGATTTAGGTGGGTTAGCACCATATATGCAAAACATTGCTCAACAGCAAGCCAATCAAAATATGGCGATGCAACAGGCTCAAGGATTGACCCAACAAGCAGGGCAAACCGCACAAGGGGGCATGAATCCTTTGATGATGGCAATGATGTTAAGAAAAGGGCAAAAATCAGACCCTTACGCTAATGCTCAATCCGCTATGAATCAATATGGCGCAAGTAATGTATATGGTTATGGCGGCCAAGGTGTTGTACCAACAATGACTACTGGCGAAAACTAATTATGGCTCAACAAATGCTTAACTTAGGTGGTAATGTGCCACCCGAAATATTGCAACAACAGCAGGCATTAACTCGCCAACAACAACTAGCCAATTTGCTAACCCAACAAGGCATGAATCAACCACAAGGCCAAATGGTGAGTGGTCGTTATGTTGCACCTAGCTTTTTTCAATATGTAGCACCTTTGGCTCAGTTGTATGCAGGGCAAAAAATTGCCGAAAAAGGCGATAAGGCTATGCTTGACCTTGCAGAACAGCTACGCAAGGGCAAAGAAGAAGAAACAAAAGCAATTATGGAGCAGTTAAAGCCCCGTGATGTTCAAACTGAAATGGCTGGGCCATACACAGGCAATGTACCAATGCCTGTTGCTACACAAACTTTACCGCCTGACTTTCAAGCCGCTACTAATTTAGCTTTGCAATCTCGTTATGGTGCTGGCAAAGAACTATTGCCAACTTTAATTAATCGTGCAATGCCTGAACCAATTAAACCTACAACCGATATGCAAAATTATGAATATGCCAAATCGACTGGGTTTAAAGGCTCATTTAACGACTTTAAAAATCAAATTACACCATATCAACAGGCTCAACTCAATATTGACCGTGAGCGTCTTGAAATGGATAGGATTAAAAATCTAGCAAAACCATTACCTGAGGGTTTAAATAAACAAGTAACTGGTGCTGTAAACCTTACAGATGCTATTGCTGATTACCAAACCAAAATTGCATCGTTTGGCGTTAGGGATTTTGCTAATCCAAATAAACGAGCAGAAATGGGTAATGCCTATAACAACATGATGTTACAAGCTAAAGAAGCTTATAACTTGGGTGTGTTAAACGGCCCTGACTATGACATTTTGCAAAGAGTTGTTAAAGACCCAACCAATGTTACATCTTTAGCATTTAGTAATAATGCTTTAAGTAAACAAGCCGATAGTCTTAGAACAACGGCATCAAACATTGTAAAAAATGCTTATCTTTCACAAGGTCGTGAAGTGCCTGCTGATGTTGCCGCTAAGTTTGTCAAAAAGGAAGAACCTAAAGCTGAAAAACAAACTGTTAAACAACAATTAGGCTTTCCAAGCAAAACTGATATTGACGCAGAAATTAAACGCAGAGGATTATAGTAATGGATTTATCCAAACTTTCTGATGCCGATTTGTTAGCCTTAAAAGGTGGCGATTTAACAAAACTTTCTAATGAAGGTTTGTTGGTGTTAAAACCACAACCTACTGCATCAGAGTTTGCAGAAACAGGCGGTGGTGCTGCGGTTGGTAGGCCCGTGCGTGGTGTAAGGCTTAATGTTCAACCTGAACCAAGACCTTTAGAATCGTTTGCTGCGGGTGTAACAAAATCTGCGATTGACCCATTATTAGCGGTTGCACAAGGCGTTACAGGCGGTAAAGGTGGCGTTAGTGGTGCAGTTAAGCGGTTAGCCCAAGAATCTGAAGCATACGAACAAGCAAACCCCATGTCATATATTGGCGGGCGTGTTGGTGGTGCTATATTGCCAGCCGCAGGCGTAGCCAAAGGTGTAGGCATGATTCCTAGTTTTGCCCGTGCCAATCCTTATGTTCAAGGCGCAGCGTTAGGTGCAGCTACAGGGGCTATGACACCCGTAGAAACAGGCGCAACTGGCGCACCAATGTATCAACAAGCCGCAGAAAATGTAGCTACAGGCGGTGCAATCGGTACGGCTATTCCTGTAATTGGGCGTGGCATACAAGCCGCAAGCGGGGCTATTCGTAGAGGTTTAGGGCTTACCACAGGCGCAGGAGAAGAATCTATATCTCAAGCATTAAGAGCGGGGCGTGAAGGCAATCAAGCGTTTTTGCAAAACATTCGTGGCGAAGTACCTGCAATGGATGTATTAGACCAAGCTAAAGATGCGTTGGCTAATATGAGAGCGGCTCGTAGTCAAGCGTATCGTCAAGGCATTACGACTACCATGCCTGACCTTGAAATTCGTGCGGGTAAACCATTACCTAAAGTGCCACCACGCTTAGACTTTGCACCAATTACAGGCAAACTCGATGAGGTTGTAGAAAGTCTAAAGGTTAAAACCCCAACAGGCTCACAATTTAAGATTGGTTCTGCTGAACTGAACAAAATTGAAGAACTACAAGATGTTGTCAAAACATGGCAAAAAGACCCAGCATTACATACCGCAGAAGGTCTTGACGCACTTAAACAGCGTTTAGACGCTTTGTATCCTGATAGCCCAGCACAAAAGCAAGTGCAACGAGCAGTAACTTCTGTGCGTAATACGGTTAAAGATACCATTGTGGCTCAAGACCAAAACTACGCTAAGACAATGAAAGCTTATGAAGAAGCGTTAAGCCTTGAGCGTGAAATTGAAAGGGCGTTGTCTTTAGGCAATAGGAGTGCCGCAGATACCGCTATTCGTAAACTACAGTCTTTAACTCGTAACAACGCCAACACAAACTATGGCTATCGTTTAGAACTTGCTCGTGCGTTACAACAACAAGGCGGTCAGGATTTGATGCCTGCATTAGCTGGTCAAGCACTCAGTTCATTTACCCCAAGAGGATTAGCTGGTCAAGGTGCAGCATTAGGTATTGGTGCTGGTGGTGCTTTAACTGTAAACCCTGCCGCATTAGCCGCACTTCCATTAACTAGCCCACGATTGGTTGGTATGGGTGCTTATGGTTTAGGCAGAGCCACACGAAACATTCCAAAACTAACAGACGCAGAGCTAAGAAATATGGCTCGTATGTTGACTACACAAGGCGTACAAGGAGCAATCAATGAGTAGAAACGGGTCAGGCGTATATTCACTTCCTGCGGGTAATCCCGTAGTTACAGGCACAACTATATCTAGTTCATGGGCTAATAACACCATGAATGATTTGGCTTCTGCCCTTACCGATTCGGTAGCTGCAGACGGTCAAACCCCAATGACGGGTAACTTAGATTTAAATAGCCATAAAGTTGTCAATTTATTGGCTGGTAATGTGGCTGGTGATGCTATTGAATACACGCAATTTACTACCGCATTTGTAAACCCCACATTTGGTGGCACAGGGTTTATGTTGATTCCAAAAGGAACTACAGCAGAACGCCCAGTAAGCCCCGTAAATGGAGAGATTCGTTATAACACCACGACTTCACAGTTTGAAGGCTATCAAGGCGGTGCATGGGGTCAATTAGGCGGTGGTGCTACAGGCGGTGGCGGTGATGAGGTATTCGTGGAAAACGGTGTAACTGTTACTACAAACTACACCTTAACAACTAACAAAAACGCTATGTCGGTAGGGCCAATTACGATTAACGCAGGCATTACAGTTACCGTGCCAAGCGGTCAAAGATGGGTGGTATTGTAAGATGAAAACCACTAAAATAAACAAATACTTAGGAGTTCGATAATGTCTATTGTCTTACAAGGCTCAACATCGGGTAGCGTTACATTACAAGAACCAGCCATTGCTGGTACTACTGTATTGGACTTGCCAGCCGTATCAGGAACAATCCTAACCACAGGCTCAAGCGGTCAATCTATTCCTAAAGCCGCATTACCTGCTGGTTCTGTGTTGCAAGTAATTAGTGCTACTGATAGCACAGAACGAAATGTTGCTAATACAACTTTTGCTACTGCATCAAATACATTATCTGTAACAATTACTCCAACAGCATCAACAAGTAAATTTTTTATTATTGTAAATACTGGTGTTTTTAAAGCTTCTGGCGGTTCAGGTTTTTACACAATTTACAGAAATTCAACCAATTTAGGCGGTTCTGCTGGAATGGCTCAATATGGACAAGCAATTTATGGTTCTATATGCATAAGTTATTTGGATAGTCCAGCAACAGCATCAGCCATAACTTATCAGTTATATTTTAAAAGTAACGATACACAACCAGCATACATTCAAGCAAATAATGGTGGCGGTTTAGTTGGTTCATTAACAGTATTTGAAATAGCGAGTTAAATATGAAATTTAGCGAAGCAATTTATAAATTAAATCCAACAGTAGTTGCTGTTGGTGGAGAAATAGCTTACGATGCAGACGGCAACGAAGTCGCTTACGATAAAGCAGCAGTTCAGGCTTATGTAGATGCTCATGCTTATATTGCTAAACGAGCCGCAGAATACCCGCCAATCACCGATTTTGCCGATGCCTATTATTGGGCGCAAAAAGGCAAGACAGAATTGATGGATGCGTATGTGGCTAAATGTGATGCTGTAAAAGCAAAGTATAAAAAAGGAGAAGCATAATGCCATCCATTATTAATGCCACCACAACTGCTGGTGTAGCCGTAACAGGCGATAACTCAGGTGCATTAGCACTCCAAACCAATAACGGTACGACTGCTGTAACTATTAGCACAGCACAAGTAGTAACTTTAGCTAATGCGTTACCAATAGCTTCAGGCGGAACTGGTGCTACTTCTGCTGCAACTGCATTATCAAATTTAGGCGGTTTGTCAGGTTCTTCATCACAGTTAGTAAAAGCATGGGTAAAATATGATGGTTTTGCTCAAACAATTTATGCTTCTTACAATGTAAGTTCTGTTACTTATCTTTCATCAGGTCGTTATCAAGTAAACTTTACTACTGCTTTTTCTTCAGCTAATTATGCGGCTTGCGTTACTGCATCTGTTGATGGACAAATAGGAGTTAGTGGTGCTTTTAAATTTGCACTAACCGAACAGGCATCAACTTATTTAGCTGGTAGTTGTGTTATTGGAACTGGTGTAGTTGGTGCAGTTTCTAACACAGCAATTATTAGTGCAATTTTTATAGCATAGAAGGATAAATCATGGCACAAGTAATTATTTTTACAAACGATAATGGCGGTGTATCAGTTTGTTATCCTACTGGTGAATTACCTATTGAACAAGTATTAGCAAAAGATTGCCCTGAAGGTGCAATGATTGTTGATGAATCTGCGTTACCACAAGGTAATGATGCAAATTATTTTAATGCTTGGGTATTAAACAATGGTGTTGTTACTGTAGATGCAACTAAAAAAGCTGAAATTATTGCTAAACAACAAGCAGAAATAACTGCTAAAGAATCCGCACTATCTAAACTAACTGCACTTGGCTTGACTGCCGATGAAGTTAAAGCACTATTAGGAGTAGCATAATGCCAATTACTTTAGACGGCTCAAACGGAATAACAACTCCCATGTACAACGGGAGTATTACTGCTAATGCGGTAACTCCATCCGTTAATATGAAGAACCGCATCATCAATGGTGCGATGGTGATTGAGCAGCGTAATGCTGGTGCTAGTGTTACTCCTGCAAATGGAAATTATTTGGTAGATAGGTTTGTTTATTACACAACTCAATCTAGCAAATTCACAGCACAGCAAAATGCTGGTTCTGTAACAACTGCTGCTGGATTTCCTAAATATTTGGGATTTACTTCTTCTTCTGCTTTTTCTGTCGGTACTAATGATTACTTCATTACTGGACAACCAATAGAAGGTTTAAATGTTGCTGATTTAGGATGGGGAACCGCTAATGCTAAAACAGTAACTTTGTCATTTCAGGTATATTCAAGCCTGACAGGAACTTTTGGCGGTGCTATACAAAATTCCGCACAAAATAGAGTTTATCCATTTAGCTACACAATTTCTTCTGCAAATACTTGGACATCAATTAGCATAATTATTGCTGGTGATACAAGTGGAACATGGCTGACCACTAGCGGTGTTGGTATGTATGTATTTTGGTCTTTAGGTGCAGGTTCAAACTTTAGCGGAACTGCTGGTGCTTGGACTGGTGCTGGTGCATATTATTCAGCCACAGGAGCAACATCCGTAGTCGGCACAAACGGAGCAACTTGGTACATCACAGGAGTTCAGCTTGAGGTAGGCTCTACAGCTACTAGCTTTGATTACAGACCTTATGGAACTGAACTACAACTTTGCCAACGATACTTTGAAAAATCTTATCAACAAGGTGTAGCTTTAGGTGCAAGCGGACAAGGAAATACTGGGCAAACTTTATATGTCGGCACAGGCAATACTGTTGCTGGTGGAGATAAACTACCCAATACAACTTTTATGGTTACTAAAAGAACAGCACCAACAATTAATACTTGGTCAACAAATGGAACTGCTAATACATTAGCAAACATGAGTGGAACAGACCTTGCTACAAATTCTTGCACACCAAATGTGGCTAACGATAGGTCATTCTTTGCTTATAACGCAACAAGTTCTGTAAGTGGAACAAGTGGATGCGTTCAATTTCAATGGTCAGCTTCTGCGGAGTTATAAATGTATAAATTAACAACAGACGGACACATGATTCAGCGTTTATCAGACAACGCTTTCATCCCATTTGACCAAGCTAACACAGACTACCAAACCTTCAAAAAAGAAGTCTTAGCTGGTGCAGAACTGCAAGATGCCGATGGGAATGTGATGACACAAGCAGATGCGTTTATAGCGACTTTGCCATAGGTGACTTATGTTCATAATTGACTGGGTATTTGATAAGATGGGCTACACCAAAAAGGTGTATTGGGCTGATGTATTTAAAAATTGGGATTGCCCAAAACCCGTTAAAAAAGTTGCGACTAAACGGAAAACCGTTGCAAAAAAGTCGCCAGTCAAGACAGTACGCAAGAAAGCATGATATGGCTGACATTGACCCAGTTGAATATGGCAAGTTAGTTCATGCGGTAGAAAACCTTGAATCTAAGGTTAGCACCATGGAAGCCGATATTAAAAAATTGGTTGCTATGGCAGAACGGTCTAAGGGAAGTCTTTGGGCAATTATGGGGGCAGCATCAGTATTTGGTGGCTTTGTCACTTGGTTAGCCGATTTGGTGTTTAAGCGATGATTCTCGAAACCATCATCGGTGCTTTAGTCCCAGTAGGGGTAGAAGGCATCAAACAACTCATAGGGCGTTTTAACGGTGGAGTTCGCCCAACCACCATTGCAGAGCAGATTCAGCTTGATAACAGCGAAATCGCTCGTTTAGAAGCCCTTGCAAAGCTTGATAACCCATACGGACAACCTAGCCAATGGGTCATTGATTTAAGAGCGTCTAGCCGTTATATCGGGGCTTTGACCGTCATTGTTGTAGGACTATGCACCCTGTTCTTACCCGTTGACCAATATGTACAGCGTATTGGTTTAGAAGCCGCCAACATTGCTTTTGGCTTTTTGTTTGGTAGCCGTATTATGGCAAACCTGAAGAAATGAGATTTGAGGAGTGTTTAGCCCGTGTGCTAAAACACGAAGGCGGTTATGTAAACGACCCGCTAGATTCAGGCGGTAGAACTAATTTAGGCGTTACCCAGCGTGTTTGGGAAGAATTTGTAGGTCACCCTGTATCTGAAGCCGATATGCGTGCTTTGACCCCTGAAAAGGTCGGTAAACTGTATAAACAAAAGTATTGGAACTCCGCCTATTGTGAAGTTTTACCGAAAGGGCTAGATTATGTGGTATTCGATTTTGCCGTTAATGCAGGAACAGGGCGAAGCGTTAAGACGCTACAACAGGCTATCGGGGTATTGGCTGACGGAATTATCGGGCCTAGGACTATGGCAGCGATTAACGGTGCAAACACTAAAAACTTGGTTGCAAAGTTTTCAGACGCTAGGACAGACTTTTACCAAGGGATAGTTGCAAGAAAACCCGACCAAGCCCGTTTTATTCGTGGATGGCTTAATCGGGTCGAAGAAGCTAGACAATTAGCTTTGCAAGATTGCGATAGTTAAAACAAACACCCCAACCCAAATTAGGACTTTGTTAGTCCAATACTCTCGTTTTAAACGAGTGGGGTCATGGATTAAATAAGACTGTAACCGTAACATATCCATATCTTCTTCAACATACCGTGGTTTTTGGTAATTGCACCCAATCTTTACTTTGCCTGTGTTGTATGGTGTGTTCATTTTCCCCTCGCTTCCATCATTGCATCTGCTTGTGCATAACATTTTTTAGCGTCTTGCATTGGTTCATACCAATTCCAAAACCCCGCACTCATCATTGATTGCATAGCTTTAGCTGCAAAATAATCTCGCAAATCCATGCCATTTTGAATTTCCTCTTTTTCGTGTATTGGCCCAAATTTGCCAGCGTATTTAATAATTGTGTTTTTATTGGGAAACGCTTTCATTATCCCCCCCACGCATCGTTAATGTATTCTTGCGCTTTGTCTAACAGACCGTAAGACGCAAACAATTCATAAACGCTTACACCGCCTATTTTTAAGTCCTCAATGTCAACATAGTCAGTCATCAAGCCAACATCAGGTTCGGCTGAACATTCTGTGCCGTAAACATCGACAGGCGTATCGCCCATCATAATTGTATTGATATAACTCACGATATACCCCCTGTATATAGAACATAGACAATTGCTGGTATGCCAAAGGCAATCAGCCCCCCAATTACACCTAATAAAACATCTTTCATAAATCCCCCTTTAAATAAACAACATGGTCAGTATAGCTCACAGTCAATATTATTTTATTATGATAAACCCTAAGTCTTGTATAAGAGTAAAAAGACAGGGCAAGATTTGGTGGACTGTTTCATGTAACGCAGAAAGCCGCAAAACTCGCTACTTGCCACATCCTCTTGGGGCGGCTTAACGCCCTGTTAAGGTGGGGTGATAGCCCGTGAAGGTTGGGCGGGGGAAGCCCAGCTACCACCCCGTTGTCATTATAGTTTGTTTTTGGCCCTGTAAAACGCCAACAAGTGACTAAAACATTCCCACCCGATTCTCAGGTCATCTTCAGGTATCTCTAGTAGTTTAGCCTTGTTTTCGTTGGCATTGACATACACAATGGCGCACCGTGCGTTAGGCATCTCAAAGCCTTGCCTGTAAGCCGCCAACTGCATATGGTGGTCAAAATAGGTGTCAAGCTTATCCACATCCTTTTCGGTGGTCTTAAAGTCAATGACAAACCCATCGGTTTTGGGGTGGTAATGGGGTCGGCTAATTAGGTCGCATTTACCGCCATAGCCACCATGAGCAAAGGACTTCTCAGCAACCCATAGCTGTTGCCCAAAATGCTCGTTTATAGCCTTTTCTACGACACGGACATAGGTTGGTAACTCAGGAATGTAAACGCCTTCGTAAAACGCTTCTATGATGCCGTGTATCTGTGTGCCACGCTCGGCAGCTTGTTTGGCGGTTTCTTTGCTATCGGATACAACCCGACTTAGCCAATCTTCTTCCGATTCCCCGTCTAGGCGAGGTAATGTAAGTGCAGCGAATATGGCTTGCTGTTGTTTCCATACATCAAGGGCTGGCTTGGCGGCACATCCGATGATGGTGGTAACTGAGGGCAGTAAACCCCGTTCTCTTGCGTCTTTGACAGTTGTGTTTCTTTCTTTGCCATTCTTGCCAACGATGCGATAGGCTGGACTGCCGTTGGGTAAGTACCAATGACCACTTTCACTTGTATTCTCCTTCACTAACATAAATCCCCCTTAACTTGCTAACGATAATATATCTCTACGCTCTCGGTCATCCGTGACCCGCTCGGCACAAGCCAAGACCACGCTTTTAATGACGGTTTCTAAGTCCTCAACGGCAAATCCGATGATGGGTACTTCTTCATCGTAGCCCCGTTCTTGAAAAGTCTTGACGGTGTATTTGGATTCAATCACATCTTTAATCGCATGGTTCATGGCTTTCTCCTAAAGGTTATTCCCCCTAGAACGGCACACTTAAATCCTCATCATCCTCAATAGCATTAAGGACTTTGCGGTTCTTGTTTTGAAATTCTGCCGACTGCATGATTTGGTTCTTCAGACCATCGGACAGGCTATCAAATACGGCTTGGTCAAACTTCTGCATATCAAACAGAAGTGTTGGGTTTACGCCACTAGGTAATCCAGCTTTAGCAACTACGGCTGGTACTGGCGTTACGGCTACCGCATCAGCATAGGTCTTTCCGTTGGATTCTCTATGCTGAACGGTAATCATGCACCACTTGTCTAACAAATTTGTTAGGTCAAAGCCCCGCAATTCATCATCGGTAAATGATTTGCCACGCCAAGATTCCAAGTCCTTCCGTAACGAAGCCTTTTCG